GAGTAATAAAATTGGGTGGTTTTATTGATTATTTTTTAATTTTATGGGATATAGTAAGGTGGTGTAAAGAAAATAATATATTAACAGGAGTAGGTAGAGGTAGTGCTGCTGGAAGCTTAATTTCTTATTTATTAGATATAACTAAGGTAAATCCAATAGAATTTAAATTATTATTTGAAAGATTTATGAGTGAAGGTCGTATTGGGAAAAAGACCATTCAATTAATTTTAGAAGATGGAAGAATTATAAAATTAAAACCTAAACAACAAATAAGATTAAAATCTGGCGAATTAATTGAAGCTGAAAATATTAAAGAAGAAATGGATTTAGAAATATAGATTTAGATTTTGAGATTTTAAAAATCTTTTTTATCTTTATAAAAATAAAAAAGATGAAAATTTGTAATATTTGTTTAAAAGAAAAAGATGATTCTGAATTTTATAAACATTCACAAACTAAAGATAAATTAAATTCAAGATGTAAAGAATGTACAAAAGAACAAGCAAATAAATGGCAAATAAATAATAGAGAAAAATCAAGAGAACATAAAAATAATTGGGTATTAAATAATCCAGAAAAAATTAAAAATAATTGGAAAAAACAAAATTTAATTCATAGAGAAGATCATAAAAAGTGGTATTTTAACATTTATAGACCAAAATTAGTAGAACAAGGAAAAATTATAAATGAAGTTTCTTTAGGAGAAAAATTAATAAAAGAATTTTTAACAATAAATAAAATAAATTTTAAACAAGAATATACTTTTAAAGATTGCAAAAGTGAAAGAGGATATCTATTATTTTTTGATTTTTATTTATCTAATTTAAATATTTGCATTGAATTTGATGGGAGGCAACATTTTAATTTAAAAGGTTTTAATCAAAGTGAAGAAAATTTTTTAAATATTCAATTAAATGATAAAATTAAAACTGAATTTTGTTTAAAAAATCAAATTAAATTAATCAGAATTAATTATAAAGAAATTAAAAGTATTAATATAATATTAAATAAAGAAATTAAAAATGAAAGTTAGAGAGGTGAAAATATGTCTGGAAGGCGGAAGTCTTCCAGACATTTGAAGATTGATACTGACTTTGAAGGTGAAAGAAGAGATGATGTTAAAAGATATATGGAAAAAAGATATGGTGAAAATTATGTCTGTTCTGTTGGTACTTATACTTCATTACAATTAAAACAAGCTTTAAAAGATTTAGGTAAAGCAAAAGGAGTTAGTTTTACTTCAATGAATTATTTAACTCAAACTTTAGAATTTCAAGATTATAATTGGAAAGATATTTTTAGAACTGCTGTTAAAAGAACTGTATGGAAGGAATTTGTTCAAAAACAAACTGATTTAATAAATGATATTCCTCTATGTTTACATCAACCAAAAGCAACTTCTATACATCCTTGTGCAACAATAATATTACCTAAAGAAAATAATAAAGGAGAAGAAATATCTATATTTAATCAAATACCTGTAAGAAAAGTTGGAGGTGTATTAGTGTCTGAATGGGAGGGTAATGAATTAGCAGATGCTGGATATTTAAAAGAAGATATTTTAGGTATTAAACAACTTGATAAATTTAAAGCAATATTAAATTTAATAAAAGAAACAACTGGAGAAGATATTGACATATATACTTTACCTTTAAATATTAAAGGAGTATATGATTTATTTAAAGGTGGTTATAATAGTGATTGTTTTCACTTTGGTTCTACTATGTTAAAGGCATATTCAAGAGAAGTATTACCTGATGATATAGAAGAACTTATTGCAATGATTGCCTTAGTTCGTCCAGGTGCTACTCAATCAGGTGCTCAATATGATTATGTAAATTATAAAACAGGAAAAAAACAACCTGAATATGATTTTGGTTTAAAAGAAATTACAAAAAATACTTATGGATTATATATTTATCAGGAACAAATTATGCAAATCTGTCAAGTATTAGGTGGATTTACACTATCTGAAGCTGAAGATGTAAGAAAATCTATGGGGAAATTAAGAAGAGATTTACTTGAACCATTTGAAAATAAATTTATTGAAGGTGCTACAGCAAAAAATTGTAATTCAAAAGAAGCAAAGAAAATTTGGGATAAAATGGTTGGATTTGCTGATTATGGATTTAATAGAGCTCATGCAGCATCTTATGCAATTATGGGTTATATTTCCCAATGGTTAAAATATAAATATCCTTTACATTTTTGGACTGTTGCATTTCAATATGCTGATGAAGATAAAATTATTAGTTATGTTTCTGAAATAAATAAAACAGATGATTTTATTAAAATAGTACCCCCAGATATAAATAATTCAAGAGATATGTTTTATACTGATTTTAAATTAGGTAAGATATATTGGTCTTTAATTAAAATACATTCTTTAGGCCCTATTGCTGTTAAAGAAATAATGGAAGAAAGGGCTAAAAATGGTAGTTATTTTTCTTTAGAAGAATTTTATAAAAGAGTAGCTAAAAATAAAGTTAATAAAGGTATAGTTGAAAATTTAATTTTATCTGGTTCTTTTGATGATATTGAAGACATTAAAATACCACAAGAAAGACTTGATTTAATATTTAAATATTATGATATTGCTGGGGTAAAGGAAAAAGATTATAATTTACTATTTATTGAAGAGGGTATTGAAAAAGAATATTGGTGGACTTTAAGACAAAAAGAAGCATCAGGTTTGGGTTATTTTGATTATAAAAAAATAATATCAGAATCTTCCTTACAACACTTAACTAAAATTTATTGTGATGAGAATAATTTTTTTAATACCTATTCTGAAAATAAAAGAGTAATTATTGGAGGTATTATATTAGAAGTATTAGAAAGAAATAGTAAACAAGGAAAATTTGCTCAAATAACTATTGATTGTAATAATGAATTAATACTTATTAATTATTGGTCTAAACTTTGGTTAAAAGAGAAAAAAAGATTTGATGATTCTACTGGTAAAATTTTATTAATATCTGGTAGAATAACTTATAATTCATTTGCTAAATGTAATACATTACAAATTGAAGATAATGTTGAATTGGAGATTTTGTGTTAATAAAGAATAAGAAATTTTTTAACGAAAAATTTTTTTTAGATAAAAAAGATTCGTAATTTTAATGAAAAGATTAAAAATAAAAAGATTTTGAATTATCAACAAATATATAATAAAATAATAGAAAGAGGTAAATTTAGAATTAAACCTGAGGGTTACTCTGAAAAACACCACATTCTTCCTAAGTGTATGGGTGGTAATAATTTTTCAGAAAATTTAGTTAAACTCACCGCAAGAGAACATTTTTTATACCATTGGTTATTATGTAGAATATATCCAGAAAATTCAAGTTTAAGTGCTGCTTTTTGGTTAATGTGTAATGATTATAGATTTGAATATAAATATACTGCTAGAACTTATGAAGAAGCAAGAATTCAATTTGCTAAAGATCATAGTAAAACAATGTCTGGTAGAAATTTTACTGAAGAACATAAACAAAATATAATAAAAGGAAAAGTAGGAAGTAAGTATAAAGAAAGAATTGATAAAGGTAAATCTAGATTAAATTATAAAAGAGGAAATAATATAGGAACATTGGGATATAAATATACAGAAGAGCAAAGAGAAAATTGTCGTAAAGGTAGATTAAAATATTCAAAAGAACAAGTAGAAGAAGTAATTAATTTATTAAAAACTAATAAATATCAACAATTAGAAATTGAAAAATTAACAGGTATTAGTTGTCAATTAATATCTTTAATTAAAAAGAATAGATCTTCTTATAGTAAAGTTTATAATTTAATTTATTAATAAAATGGAACAAGAAATAATAAAAATATCTTTAAAAAATAAAATAGTTAGTTTAAAAATAAGTAATTTTGATACGGATATTGATACAGAAGATATATTATCAATAGATTTTTGTAATATATTAGGTGAAATACTTACATTTTCTGTAGTTATGAATAGAATAGGGAATTTGCAAGCAGAGGCAGATAATTTAGTTAATGAAGCAAGAATGGAATTGGAAATTAAAGCTGCTGAGTTAGGTGAATATTATAGAAAAAGTCTTACTAAATATATTACAGTTAAAGGACAAGAAGAAAAGAAAGTAACTTTACCTACAGTAGCAGAAGTTGATAATGCAACTTTATTAGATGTAGCCTATCAGAATACAAGAAAAAAATATATAAGATTACAAAAAGAAAAACAATATATTGATTCATTATTTTGGTCAGCCAAATCAAAAGATGGAAAACTTGATAAGTTATCTGAAAAGTTAAGACCTGCAGAATTTGAAGGTGAAATACTTGAAGGAACTATCAATGGTGTTATGATAAAAGTTCACAATAAATTAATAAAATAAAGTATGGAAACATTAAATATAGAGCAAATTTTTAATTTACCTGTAAAGAAGATTTCTATTAAAGAAATACTTCCAGGTTTTGAAGCTTTGCCCTATACAAGTTATGCAATTTGTATTGAAAGGGGTGAAGAAAAAATAATTGTAGGTTTATGTTCAAAGAAATTTGGTATTATTCCTTGTTCTGATTTATTCCCAGTATTAGAAAAAGAAATAATTAAAAATGAGTATAAATTTACAAAACATTATATTCATCAAGATTATTGTAAATTTTATGTTGAATATATTTTTGAAAATCCATTAGAATTTGGTTTAAATAAAGAAATAATTAAACCTTCTATTAAAATAGTTCATTCTTATAATGGAAGTTTGAAATATACTATTAATTTTGGATTTTGGAGAAAAATTTGTAATAATGGTTTATATGGTTTTAGTTCAACTTTTTCTATTAATTATAAACACACAATGGATAATGTTGAAAAAATTATTAATGAATCATTAGAAAAATTAAATAAATTTTTTGATAAAATTGAAGAAATTAAAATTGAATATCTAAAATTAGAACAAAAACAAATTATTGGTAGTTTTGAAGATAGAGTAAGATTAATTGCTGATAAAACTGGTTTCCCAAAGAAAAGTATATTACCAGTAATTGAAAGAATAAAAGTTGAAAGCATTGGTGGACAGGTTAATGATTGGATAATATATAGTGCTTTTAATTATATATTAAATAATGCAGATTTTAAAATATATGAAGAAAATAAAATTAAGTTAGATATAAAAATTTATAACCAAATTGTAAAAGTATGACAAATCCATCATTTGATCGTTCGAAGTACAAAGCTACTTCTGCTGCAAACCTCAAAAGACAAGAAGAGGAAGTAAAAGAAATTGTTAATCTTGGTAATAGCTATAATAGAGCAGGTTATCACAGTATAGATCAGGGTAAAAATAAGCACAGAATTTATCCTGCAAGAAATCCAGAAGATCCTAACAGTTCTTTTATTGTTCCAAAATCAATTCATTTCTTGCCACAATTAGTTGAAGAAACTGATGACCGGGGAAATAAAAAAGATGTTATAAAATGGAAGCCAGTTTTTAATTCCAGGGTTCACGGTAAAACTAAAAAAGATATTTGTGAAGAATATATTAAAATGGCTGAAGCTTTAATTAGCAAAGAAACAAAAGACCCTACTGAATTTAAAAAAAGAATGGCTCCAGTTAATGGATATAAAGATAAAACTGGAACCTGGCATGCTGGTATAACTGGACAAACCAAGTGGGTTTCTTATTCAGATAAATATTCAACTGCTGGTAAGAAAATAGGTTTTCTTGAAGTTACTAATGGTGTAAAAGAAAATATGAATAAGCTTACCATTACAGAACAAGCTGGAGAGCCAATTGAAATTGATCCTTTTAGTGATGCTGATGATGGTATTTGTTTAATTATTGATTATAATAAACAAGCTCAAAAAGCATCAGATTATTATAAACTTTCTTTAGAAGAAGTTCAAATTGATAAATTCAATAGAAAACTTGTTCCAACACCACTAACTGATGAAGATATTGAAAAGTGGTTAGCTTTAGAATCACTTGAAGATTTATTTGTTATGTCTTATAAAAAGGTTGATTTTAAAAAAGCTTTAGCAGGATTACAAATTTTTGATGAACAATATAATATTGGTGTTTGGGCTATTGATGAGTGGCATGATATTATTGCAGAAATTGAAAGTTATTATCCTGAAATAGTGGTTGAAGAAGGGGGTGAAAAAAATGATATAACTATTAAAAATGTAGCTCTAATTAAAGAAGTAGCTCCTGTTAAAGAAACACCTATAAACCAGCAAGAAGAAAAAATTGAAGAATTATGTGAAGAGGGATTTGATTTATCTAAATTAGATAGAAATGAATTAAAACTTTTTATTCATGAAGAAAAATTAGGTATTTCTGTAAAACCAAATCACACTGAAGATCAAATCAGATTTATGATTACTGAAGTTTTAGCAGAAAGAGAAGCAATTACTGAGGAATCACAACAACAAGAAAAATTCCCCCCTAAATCTGAGGTTGAGAAAAAAGAAATCCCAATAATAAAAAGTGAAGATAGGGTTAAAAAACTCAGAGAATCACTTAAAAATAAAACAGCTTAATTATTAATTATTGAACCCCGAGAAATCGGGGTTTAATTTTATTTTAAAAAATGAAAAAACCTATTGGTCTTCTTTCATCTGATTGGCATCTTGAAGAGAATAATCTCAAAGAAAAATCAGAATTAATTGAACAAAAAATACATATTGCAAAAAAATTAGGAGTTAAAGATTGTTTTGTATTAGGCGATATTTTTACTGAAAGAAAAGCACAACCACTTATAAATTTAGGTTTTGGTGGTTTTAAATCAATTGCTGAGAGATTTATAAAGGAAGGATTAAGATTACACGTAATTCCTGGTAATCACGATAAAGTAAATTATAAAAGTGAAAATTCTTATTTAGATATATATGATAGAGAAATTTGTCTCTATAGAAATGTTGATAAATATTTAGAATTAGAAGATAAAAAAGTAATTATTTATACACTACCATATTTTGATGAAAAAAGTACTGCTTTATCTTATTTAACAAAAATAAAACCAGATAAATCAAAAATAAATATACTTTTAACTCACCTTTCAATAGATGGTGTTCCTAATAATGATAGAAATGTTGTTAGGAATGATATATTATCAGGACTATTTACCCAATTCACTCAAGTATTTGTTGGACATTATCATAATAGAAGTGATGTTGGAAAAAATATTCATTATATTGGTTCATTAAACCCAAATAATTTTGCTGAAGATGCAAATAAGGGTTTTACGATACTTTATGATGATGGAAGTTTTAAATCTTTGTTATCAACTGCTAAGCATTATGAAAAAATAGTAATTGATTTAAGAGAAATTAATATTAAAGATATTGATAAATTAGTTGAGGATTATAAAGATTCTGAAGATATAATTCGTTTTGAGTTTATAGGTACTGAAGCTCAACTAAAATCAATAAATGATATACAAATTAAAAAAAGTGGTATTGATATTAAAAAGAAACAAATAGAGATAGAAGAAGGAATAATTGCAGCAGCAAATAATGAATTTATTTCATTTACTAAGGCAAAAATTATTGAAGAGTTTGATAAATATTGTGAGAAAAAACAATTAACTAACATTAAGTATGGAAGGGAGAAACTAACTCAAATACTTAAATAATGTGAAATAACAAAAAGAAAGTATATTTATATATATTATTGGTTTTACTTTAGCATTTTATTATTATTTAAAATTAGTTTTTAAAAAAGATAAAAATGGGAGACGCATTAAAAAAAGCAATTGAAAGTTTAAATAAAACTTACGGTGCAAACACAATTACATCTTTTAATGAAGATGCAAAGTTAGATATAGATGCTATATCTACTGGTTCTTATAGAATTAATCAAGCACTTGGTATAGGTGGTTTTCCAAAAGGGAGAATAGTTGAAATATATGGGCCTGAAAGTTCAGGAAAAACAACACTTGCACTTCATGTAATTGCTGAAGCACAAAAATTAATCCCTGATAAAAAATGTGGTTATATAGATGCTGAACATGCTATTGATCCAGGTTATGCTAAAAATATTGGTGTAAATGTAACTGATTGGCTATTTGCTCAACCAAGTAGTGGAGAAGAAGCATTAGAAATTGCTGAAGCTTTAGTTAAAACTAATGAAATGTCAGTTATTGTTATTGATTCTGTAGCAGCGTTAATTCCACAAGCAGAACTTGATGGTAATTATGGTGATAGTAAAGTTGGTTTACAAGCAAGATTGATGTCACAAGCAATGAGAAAAATTAATGGGTTAATAAGTAAATCAGATTGTATCTTGATTTTTATTAATCAATTAAGAGATAAAATTGGTGTTAGTTGGGGAAACCCAGAAACAACAACTGGTGGTAATGCTTTAAAATTTTATGCTTCAATAAGAATTGATATTCGCAGAATAGGTCAATTATCTGATGGTGAGGGTGCTGATAAAGAAGTATGGGGGAATAGAACAAAAATAAAAATAGTTAAAAATAAAGTAGCCCCCCCATTTAAAATTGTTGAAGTTGATATTGTGTTCGGTGTTGGAATTGATAAAATAAGTGAAATTATGGAAATTTGTATAGAATATGATATTATAAAAATAAATGGAAATATAGTTTCTTATAAAGATACAAAACTTGGAGTTAATGTTGCATCTGCTTATAATTTAATAAGGGATGATGTTGATTTACAAGATGAATTAATTAAAGAAGTAAAAATTAAATTGGGATTAATTGAATTAACTGAAGAACAAAAAGAAGAATTAAGAATAGCAGAAGAAATTAGATTGTGGAAATTATTTGAGGAACGCATTGTTAAAATTGTTGAAAAATATAAATTAAATGCAAATATTTGGTTGAATAAAATAAAAGAAAATTTTAATTTAGAACATTATAAAATTTTAACTGATTATCAAATTTCGAGAGAAATTAAACAATGGAACATTGATAATGAAATAAAATAATGGGGGGGAGTGATCACATAAGAAGAAAAAATTCAGTTAGATTATATGATATTTTACTTTTAGATAATAAAAAATCAAAAATAAAATCAGATAAAACAACCATAATTATAGATCTTTCTATAAATATAGTTAGTTGTAAAATTTGTGGGAAAAAAGAAAATTTAACTGATGAGAAAAAATTAGAACCTAAAGATTTCTTTAAATATAAAGAAATTTTACAAGAAGAAATAAATAAATTTAAGGAAAAACATAATAAATGTAAAATAAAATAAAAAACTATGAAAGCAATTGAAATTTTTACACAAATTAAAGACAAACTTGAGTGTAAATGTTATTTAACAGGATCACTCGCTTTAAGTCTTTATGGTTTTTATTTAGAACTTACAAATAATACAGATTTGGATATTGTAATTGTAGATCCTACTGAAGGCGATAAAAAACTTTTACAAAATCTTCAGGATTTATCTCCAATTTCGCAATATCAAAATGAAACCTGTCAATATCTTAAACACAGAATTTGGGAGGTTAAATATCAATTTATGCTATCTAATATAAAAGTTGATGTATTTATTGATGAAAAAAAATTACATATAAATGAAGATTTTATTTATAAATGGCAACATTGTTATGACTGTTCAACAATAAATATTCCTTTAAATTCAATTTTTAATATTTTGAATGCAAAGAAAAGAATGAATAGGAGAAAAGATTGGTCAGTAATATATAAAATATCTCAACAAATAATGAATGGTTTTGAAAATTATATTAAATTAACTGATAATTGTACTGAAAAGATTCTTCCTTAAAAATTTTGTTTCTATAAATCTTTTTATTAATTTTATAATGTTGATTAAAAATAGATTTTTAAATATTAAATTTCTTAAAAAGAGCCTTACAAGCTGGCAATTATTTTCACTTCTGTGTCTATTTTTGATCAACACCACTTGTATTGGCTCTTCTTTTTATAATATGAAAGGTATTATTTATAAAACTACTAATCTTATAACTGGTAAAATCTACATTGGTCAATATACTGGGTTAAAACAAAATTATTTAGGTTCTGGTACTTATATATTAAGAGTTATTAAAAAATATGGTAAAGAAAATTTTAAAAGAGAAATTTTAGAAATCTGTCAAATTCAAGAACAACTCGACTTTAATGAAGAATATTATATAGAACTCTATAATTCTACAAATCCAAATATTGGCTATAATCTAAGCAAAAAAGCTTTGGGTGTTCATAAAGGGTATAAAAATAATAAAGAACATAATCAAAAAATAAAAGAATTTAGATTAACTTATAAATTTAGTAAAGAATCTAAAAGACAAATGAGTTTAAGTAAATATAAACCAATTTATCAACTAAATTCTATAACTGAAGAAATAATTCAAGAATGGCCTTCAACATTAGAAGTTTATAAGGTTATCAAAAATATTGATATATATAGTTGTTTGAGAGGTCATCAAAATATTGCTGGTGGTTTTAAGTGGAAATATAAAAACCAACTAACACCAGAATTTATTCCAAAATATATTCCTAAGAAAGTTTATCAAATAGATCTAATTACCAACCAAATTATTAAGATTTGGGATAATTTTAAACAAATTGAAAATAATTTAAATTGGCAAATTGATCTTGTTTTTAGAAAAAATAAGAGAATTAGTCATAATTATTTATGGTTATATGAAGAAGAATATAAATTAAAAATAAATAACTGTGTGGATACCTCAATATTTAAATATTAAGAACTTAGCTTCTCACGAAGATACAGTATTTAATTATACAAATAGCCTTCAAATTATTCAAGGTATAAATCTTGATGTAGTTGATAGTGATGAAGATAAATCAGAATCAAATGGTTCTGGGAAATCTACTTTATTAGAAGGTGAACTTATTATATTAACTGCTTTATTTGCGCGAGATGCTGGTTCTATTTCTGAATTAATTAGAGAAGGTGAACCAGAAGCTGAAATTGAAATGTATTTGAAAAATGAATTTTTAAAAAGTACACTTAAAATTTGGCGAAAGATATATTTAAAGAAAAGTTCAGAACTTAAAATTTGGTTAAATGAAGAAGAAATAGAATTTGCTACTATAGGTGATGGAAATAATAAACTTTTAGAAATAATTGGTATAAACAAAGAAGATTTAACTAATTATTTTATTATATCTAAAGATAGATATAGTAGTTTTTATGGTTCTTCTGATACAACTAAAAAACAAATTGTATCTAGGTTTTCTAATGCTAATTTAATAGAGGGTGTTGATAAATTAATTGAAAAAGATCTTGAAGAAATACAAAAGGAAATTGATGAAAAAAATAAGGAAAAAATAAAAATAGAAGGAAATATTGAAACTTATGAAAAGGATTTAGAGCAACTTAATAATCAAAATTTTGAAGAGGAAAAACAAAAGAAAATTGATAATTTAAATAAATCAATTAAAGATTGTGAAAGTTCTATTATAGTATGTAATAACCTTAGAGTAGAGTTAAGTAGAGAATTAGAAAAAGTAAAAAAAGATAAAGCTAAATTAGATTTAGAACTTAAAAAACTTGAAGATAATAAACCTGATTATCAAAAAGAATATATTAGAATTAAAAAAGAGAATGAAGAATTAGTTAAAACTAATGAAGGATATGAAAATACAATTAAAAAAAGAAAACTTGATATAAAAGAATATGAAATATTTTTGGTAGATTTAGAAAAAACTATTATTGGTTCAGTTACTTGTCCTAAATGTTCTCACGAATTTAATATTGTTGATGCTGAAATAAGTATTGAGAAGGCAAAAGAAATGAAACCAACAATTGAAGAGGATATTAAGTCTGAAACAGAAGCAAATGAAAAATTACAATTAGATATTGATAAAAATAATAATAAAAAAACTGCAAATATAAAAGAAAAAGGTGATTTTGAAAAAAAAGAAAATGAATATAATAAATTAATATTAGATAAAAAAAATGAAATTAATAAATTACGTAAAGTAGATAATATTCAATTAGAACTTGATACTGAAGATTCTAATATTATAACCTATAATAAGCAAATTGATAATTATAAAAAACAAATTGATATAATTAAAAATTCTACTGAAGATGAAACAGCTAAAGTAGAATTAGGGGTTAAAATTAAAAATTTAAAACAAGAATTAGAAGATATAAAACCAATTATACAAGAGAAAGAAGATAAAGCATATCAAAAGAAACAATGGATTCAATATTTTATAAGTTTTAAAAGTTATCTTGCAAATCAAGCAATTAAAAATATTGAAGGTCAAACTAATTATTATTTATCTCAAATGGGTACTGAACTTCAAATAAAACTTGAAGGATTTGGTTTACTTGCTGATAATAAAACAGTAAGAGAAAAAATTACAACAACAGTACTTAAAAATGGTATTCCTTCTGGTAGTTTAGGAAAACATTCAGGTGGTGAAAAAGGTAGAGTTGAAATAGCTACTATAAAAGCATTACAAAAATTAATTAATTTAAGTTGTGATTCTGGTGGTTTAGATTTATTAAGTATTGATGAAATACTTGAATCAATAAGTAAACGTGGTATGACTAAACTTATAGAATCATTATTAAGAACAAATATAAATGCAAAATTAATAACACACGTTTCTTTAGATAAAGAATTCCCTTCAATTACAAAAGTTGTTGTTAAGAAAAATGGTATAAGTAAGTTACAAAATTAAAAAGAAATTTTGGAAATCAATATAATTTTTATATCTTTATAAAATTATAATTTATATAAAATGTATAAATATTATATTGGTATAGATATAGGATTAAATGGTGCTATAACTATTTTAAATGAAGAAAAAAAAATAATAGAAGTTATTAAAACACCCTCCACTATTAAAAATTTTGCTGATTGGATAGATAAATATAAGAAAATAGCATTTGTATGATTGAAGCAGTACATTCATTTCCAGGAAATTATCATATGGCTTCATTTACTTTTGGAGAAATTAATGGAATAACTAAAACAATAATTCAACTTAAAAATATTCCACATTATTTTGTCTCTCCTCAAAAATGGATGGGGTGGTATAATATGAAAAAAGACAAAAATGAAACTAGTAATAAGTGGAAAGATAAACTTTTAATAAAAAGTCAGCAATTATTTCCTCAAGATAAAATATATAAATATATGGCAGATAGTATATTGATTGCAAATTATCTATTTCAATTAAGCG